ATGGTCCAACACGATGGCGTGCGTCTTGTCTTTCGATGGCCTCAACACCCTGCCGACTTGCTGTAAATAAAGCGCCTCAGACATGGTGCGCCGGAGAAGAATGGCGCAGCTTGCATCTGGGCAGTCAAACCCTTCTGAGACAACATCAACAGTGGCAAGCACTCGAACCTTCCCGGCGGCAAATTCAGCAATTAGCCGATCGCGCGTGCCTGTTGGCGTGGTTCCAAGCAATGTCTCAGCGCTGATGCCTGCTTTGCGAAATGAAGCGGCTACGCATTCCGCGTGTTTGGTGTCGCAGCAAAAGGCGATTGCTTTATGTCTGTTTGCCCTAAGGCGGTAATGGTCAATCACATCACCGGTAATGGTGGGTTTGTTCATACGCTCCGAAAGCTTGCTGGCCGGGTAGTCACCAGCAACTATGCGCAGTTTGCTGAAGTCAGCTTTAACAGGCGGCGCGTATAAGTGAGCTTCACAGAGGTGGCCTTGCTGCGTCAGTTCTTCCACTGATGGGCCGCAGATCAGCGTGTCGAAAGCGTGGCGAAGGCCGCGGCCATCAAGCCGGCATGGTGTGGCTGATACGCCAAGCCGGAAAGCGTTTGGCCAGTAGTCAAAGACTTTGCGGTATGTAGCGGCCAGGCTGTGGTGCGCTTCGTCAATGATGATCAGCGACGGATCATGAGCGACAGACCACAGGCGTCTGACCAGTGTTTGCACTGATGCGATCTGAATGGCTTGATTGCTGGTTTTGTAACCAGCTGCGATGAATCCATGCGGCACGCCTAGTGCTGTGAGTTTGCGGGATGCCTGATCAATCAATTCACGGCGATGCACCAGGATCAGTGCGGTGTGGCCTTTGTCGCGGCAGGCGGCTGTGATCTGGGAGAAGATCACCGTTTTGCCAGCGCCGGTGGGCAGCTGCAGCAGCACTGAGCGTGCGCCGTCCATATATGCAGTGCGCACGTCGTCGATCGCTTGAACTTGATAGGGCCGGAGCTTCATGGTGTTGCAAGACGTGGCCAGACGCTATAGGATGCGACCGCCTGATGCAAGTTTATGGACAACGAGGCGTACCACCTGCACCCAGCGGTAAGCAAAAGCCACCTTGATCAGATCGCCCGCAGCCCGCTGCATTATTGGGCGCGCTACATCGACCCAAACCGCACGACGCCGGAGCCAACGGCATCAATGGCGATTGGTTCAGCTGTTCATACGCACGTGCTCGAACTTGACCAGTGGGATGCGCGCTATGCGATTGCACCTGAAGGCATCGACCGGCGCACCAAGGCCGGTAAGGAAGAATGGCACGTTTTCACAACAGCAGCACAAGGCCGCACGGTGCTGAAGCGAGAAGAGGCTGAACAGGTCATGCACATGGGCCGTTCAGTGCTTGGCCACCGCAGTGCTGCTGCATTGCTTGCTGCTGATGGCCAGCCGGAAGACACATTTATGTGGACTGACGAGGCCACTGGGTTGCAGTGCAAGTGCAGGCCGGACTATATGCACAGCGATGGCTCAACGATTGTTGACCTGAAGACAACAAAAAACGCCAGCCCGCGGGGTTTTCGGTATTCGGTGATTGATTACCGCTATTACGTCCAAGCGGCTTGGTATTTGCACGGCGTTGAGCAAGCGACCGGCAAGCGGCCTGAGCGCTTCATCTTTGTGGCGGTTGAATCCACTGCGCCGTATGCGTGCGCGGTGTATGAAGCCAGCGCGGAGATGGTTGAAGCCGGGATGATTCAAGCCCGCGAAGATCTGAGCAAGCTTGCGGCCTGCAAGGCTGCCGGTCATTGGCCCAGCTATAGCGAAGAGGTGCAGACCATGACGCTGCCACCTTGGATGCTGCCTGGTGCCGGCACTGGTGAGCCGGTGAACTTCCCCGACAACATTGAGGGGTTTTGATGACTAAACCCAAGCCGCTACCGCCAATAAATGAATTAAGAAGAAGGCTTGCCTACAGGTCTGATGGTGTATTGATTTGGAAGCGGCCCGGACCCTGCCAAATAAAGCCAGGCACCACAGCTGGAACTTTGCGCGGAGATTATTTAACTTCCTGCTTTAATAGTCGCATTTATCCCAACCACAGAATTATTTGGGCAATGTTAAAACGCGAAGACCCGTTAAATTTTCAAATTGACCACATTAACGGAAACACATTAGACAACAGGATTAAAAACTTAAGAAAGGCTAGGCCTCGTGAAAATAATTTTAACAGAAAAGGCGCTAAAGGTTATTGTTTTGATAGACAAAACAATAGGTGGCTAGCACAAATTACTGTCGAAAGCAAAACAAAGTCCCTCGGACGTTTTGACACCGAAGAACAAGCCCGTGAAGCATATTTGCGGGCCAAGGAGAAACTGCATGGTGAATTTATGCCATTTGATATGAAACATGAACTAGGCCAAATCGACGGCCCCATTTCGCAACTCAACATTTTTGATGACTGACTCAGCACTAACGACCACACGCCCCAGCTCGATCTATGCGGGCATGGAAGCGTTCGACAATGCGCAACGCATCGCCAAATCATTGGCCAGCAGCACACTGGTGCCGCAGCAGTTCCAAGGGCAGCAGGGTTATGCAAACTGCCTGGTTGCGCTTGAGATTGCAGGCCGCATGAATCTCAGCCCGCTGCAGGTGATGCAAAACCTGCACATCATCCACGGGCGCCCTAGCTGGTCCAGCCAGTTCATCATTGCGTTGATCAACGGTTGCGGGCGGTTTGAGCCGCTGCAGTATCGCGTGACGGGCAAAGGTGACGACTTGGCTTGCCAATGCGTGGCCAAAGAGATCAGCACCAGCGCAGACCTTGAAGGCCCTACGGTCACGATGGCAATGGCCAAGGCTGAAGGTTGGGCCACAAAATCTGGCAGCAAGTGGCGCACCATGCCGGATCTGATGATTCGTTACCGGGCCGCGGCTATGTGGGGCCGGCTTTATATCCCCGATCTGTTGGTGGGCATCAGCCACAGTCAAGAGGAAGTGATGGACATTGAGCCGATCACCGTCGAAGATGCACCACAGCCGGAACCCGCGCCACAGCCTGCTGATGAGATCTTCTGATTTTTTGACTGATGTTCAGCTTGCCGAACGCTGGCAGTTGCACCGTCAGACGTTGATTCGTTGGCGTCGCGCCGGTTGCGGCCCTGACTTTATGCGGATTGAAGGCCGCGTGCTCTACCCATTGGCCGCGGTGGAGCAATACGAACAGGCCAACACCACCACACTCGGAGACAAATGAATTTCAAGTTCAATGGCAATGTTTTCAAAAACACCGCTGAAGACCACAAGCGGATCTATGGCGAAAATTATGATTCTGGTAAAAATTACCCAGGATTTACCGGAACCATCGAGATCCCGAAAGGTCAGCTGCAAGAATTTGTCGCTTATCTGCACTACGCCTGCCAAACGGAACTAAAGCGGAGCGATTACCTCAATGATGAAGTGGTGCCGGTCAAGATGTCTGGATGGCAAAAGCAGTCAGCAAGCGGCAAGACTTATTTGAGTTTGCAATTTGGGCCGGATTACAAGACCCAGCAGGCAGCGCAGCAAGCACAGCAGGCCGAGGCAGCATCTGTGGCGCCACCTGCACCTGCAGCACCACCAGTTGATCAGGCAGCGCAATCATTGGCCGCTGCTACTGGCGGTGACGTGATTTTTTAAAGCAGCTGCGACTCAAGCCGTGCAACCTCATGCACGGCTTTGTTCAGCAGGTGTTGCAGCAGGTAGTTTTGCCGCAGCAAGATTGCCGCAAGCGTGCCAGCTTCGGGATGCGTTTCGATTCGCCGGCATTCTTGCTCAATCTCAAATTTTTGTTCCATCGGCACATCAAAATCCATCCAGTCACCTAAGGCCATGATTCTGCTGCGTTTCCCTATTTTGTCGCGATGAAGTGCCCTGAATGCAACAGCACCAAGCTGCGTGCGCTTGATACCAACAACCGGCCTGATGACTATGCAGTGCGGCGTCGTGCTTGTGCAGAGTGCCACCACACATGGTTCACGGTTGAGGTGATCGCGCCATCGTGGGCGTGCAGCTGGGATAACCCACGCAAGCAGGGCAGCAAACCATGCCTCAAAGTTCCGGTGGTGAAGCTATGGGAAGAGACGACCTAATCGCCGGTTTTTTGCTGGCTGCATCACTGGGCCTGGCTATTGGCTTTCAGCTGATGCCTGCTGCACGCACTCCAACGGTTTGCCCGTTGCATCCAAGCATTCACCCTGATTGCAATGGTTGGCAGGGGGGACCGGCTCGCGCGCCTGCATCCCCGTGGTGACCCGACACCCTGCCATTAGCCGGGACGATCGACACGTCCGAAGAAGTATCAGCAGCAAGCTAGCAACCACGTTGCGGCTGCGTTGTTACTGATTACAACAGCCCACTAGCGGCACCAGCGGGGGTGCATCATGATGCGCTCGTTCGCCACTCACCCCAATGCGCAACAAGCTTGCAAATGTCGCCCTGTTCCTGATGCCTGTGATTGTTTTTGCAGCAATCATCCATGACCACGGCGTGCAGGCTCATCATGCCCCCGATGCCGTGATTTGCAAATGAACCGCTACTATTTCCAAATCAAAGATGCCAACGTGTTGGAGTGCATAAAAGCTTCAACATTTGAAGAAGCTAAGGCCATTGCCTTTAACGATTGGTGCAGCATGTGGAGTCGCATAGAATGGCTGACACCACAGACCCACACTGAAATTTCACTGCCTGATGTCTAAGTTTGAATCTGCTGCTTTTCAGTGGCGCCACGATGATGATGGCGCCCAATACGGCGAAGGCGTATCACGGCCAGTGCCTGGCAAACGGACGCGCCAATATCGCATCAAAGTCCACATGCCTCAATCTCAACCCATGAGCGTAATTCTTCGCGCTGAAAGCAAATCAGCGGCGATTAAATACGCTCAAAACCGATGGCCCAATGCAAAAATCAAATTCAATGAAGCCATCGAGAAAGCGGCTGCATGATCTAATCAGCGACACCGCTGGCGTTCAAATCGAACGTCAGCGCATCACTGGTCTGATCCGCGCCAGACTTCAAGAGCTACAAGGCGAGCCACGCACCCGTGAACGCTCGCTGGAATTGCAACTCCTACTCAACCGAATCGATGAAACCTATTGATGCCGTCAAGCTTGACCAGCGCCGCGCTGACGTGATTGAAGCGCTATACATCCGCAGTGGTCGCACCAACGGGCTTTTCACTGGATTGTGGCAAGACTATTGCCTAGAACTTGGCGCCAAACTGCGCGACTACGGTTTCATGCAAGGTCTTGGCCATGAATGATCAAGTCAACAGCCCAGAGCACTACTGGGGCAAGGTCGAATGTATTGACGCAATTGAAGCAGCGTTGACCCCGGAAGAATTTCGGGGTTTTTGCAAAGGCAACATTATTAAGTACATTTTTCGCGAACGGTTGAAAGGCGGCAACGAATCGCTAGAGAAAGGGCAGTGGTATCTAAACCGTTTGTTGGAAGGTGTAAAACCATGAGGCTGCCATTCTTGACCAAGCTCGAAAACTGGGCATTGCGCCTGCTGATCAAAAGCCCACGCACTGGCCTGGTTGTCATCAAACAGATGGATGGCCCGTTGGTTTTTATTGCTGCTGATCCAATGGATGATCAACCATTAGACGAACATGGCGAACAGGTGCAGCATCTTGAACGCATTTGGCGCCGCTCATGATTTCGTTGTATGGCGGTCGGCTAATCCTGAACATTGGCGAAAACGGCCAATGGGAAGCGCACCTAATCATTGGCCCTAAGCCTGAGCACAAAACTGTAAAAGCATTGCGCACCAAACATTTGTTTACCGCACAGCAGCGTGCGGTTAAGTTTTATCGTCAGTTTGCAGCAGAGCAATTGCCTGATCGCTTGACCTGCTGGATTTGCAAGCAATGGTCGCCAAAAACAAACAGGTGCCAAGTCGGCGTGCCTGAGTGCCGGCAAACTGGGGGGAGATTTGCTCCTAGTTGTGCGCTATTTGTGCAGCTGCAAAATTGATCAGCGCCCTAATGGCGCTTGGCGCATTTGCACTGCAGGTGGTGGCCTATGCGTTGATTGCAGCAGTGAACGGCGCGCCCGTGTTGTTGGCGCAATGCTTCACGATTCAAGCCATTGTTCAATCCAGCGTTCGCGCGATTCAAGCCAAAATTCTTGACCGCGATACCACTCGCGCCAAGGGTGATGGGCCTTATGGCTATTGCAGCCAAGGCAACACGCCACAAGATTCTCCCGCACTGTTAGGCCGCCTTTGGCTTTTGGGATGACGTGATCTAGGGTCGCATCACGCTCGCCAAGCATGTTGCCGCAATAAGCACAGCACCATCCCCAGTTCAGAAAGATTTGATCACGAAAGCGCAGCTTATTCTGCTTTTTCGGAATCAGGTGCGTTCCCTCGATCTGATGATCCATGCACATCCTCCGGGAGCGGGAAACTTTCCACCTCCAGATCCATCAAGTGATCTAGAGATGGCAAAAATTCTGCAATGTGCGAATAGATGTCAGCTGGCAGCTCTTCTGGTTCCGTTTCAGATTTAAGCAAAAGCTTTGCATTTATCTCGACAACGTACCAACGCATTAGGCTGTGCCTGCTAGCTATACGGTAGCGAGTCGAACAATGCCAGAGCCGCCGCTTGAGATCGAACAGATGCCAGACGACATGCTTCGGGTAAGTCTCACGCTGCATGGGATCACATCAAGCTGCTTTGTGTCGTCGATGCATTTGGTGGAGGAAAAACGCGGTCAGCTAAAAGCCAGCATCATGCGCAAAGTCATGGCAAGCTATGACCCACAAGCGCCCATCAACGACTGGTGATCCGCAAACTGACAGCAGGACCATTCAAGACCCATCAAGCCGCAACCAAATGGGCCGAACGTCGTGGATATGACGACTACGACTTAGAGCAATCAGGCGCCAAATACCTGCTCCACATTATGCGGCCAGCTGGTCAGACTTTGCCGCCATCACGGTGATGTCGTTGTTGTAGCGGCCAGTCATTGAATAATCCTGCAGCGGCTTGGCGTGCTGAAAGAACACCATTTGGCCGATCTTGAGGTTTGGATACAGGGGCAAGCTCCAATGGCGCCGCGCGTTGACCAGCTCAAGCGTTAGCTTGCTGCCATGCCAGCCTGCATCGCACCAGCCTGCCAAAAGGTTTTCGTATCCTTCGCGCGCGCGGCTTGACTTGAGCACAAATTGTGCTGACACAGTGCTGGGCAGATTGAATGTTTCAAAGGTCTCGGCTAAGCAAAACTCACCCGGCAACAGCATGTAAGGATCATCCTCGGTGCGGGTTGAGATGTCGATTTGGATCAGCTCTTTGCTGTCCATTACCTCAATCATCAGGTGATGACCCAGCACTACATCAATGCTGACCGGATTCAGCAGATCAGGCCGGAATGGCCACACCATCTGGCTGGCTTCGCATAGCTCGCGGATCTGCCAATCACAAAGAACGGTCATGCAGTAATGAACTCCTTAGCCTTCTCGTAGTAGTAAATCCTATCGTCGATCCCGTTGTAACCACCATTAAGGATTCTTGTTGATTGGTAGATGTCGCCGGTTTCGCAGACTGCTGCCCAGTTGTTTTCCTCAATCCAGCAAACCGCGCATAAGAATGGATACTTTGTCACCACGTAGTCAGTGCCTTCCATGATGCGGTCATCAGCCATGCCGTTGTCACGCATCCATTTATCAAATCGTGCAAAGTTGTAGCGTCCGGTCAGTTGGATCACACCACAACCGCGCATCCGGTATCCATCACCAGGCTGCGTATTGCCAAGATCACTGCGGCCTTCATACATCCGCGTAAAGTAATCGCGATCGCCTATCTCGGTCATATACCGATAACCAGCCGTTTCGTGGCACGTTTGCGCCACCAGCATTCGCCGTTGCGTCACGCTTGTCATGCCAGTGGCCAGCACCAGCCGGTTCAAATCTTCCATAAATACATCGTCAAACTGCGCCTCGTTATGACCTGAAATTTGCGCAATCTGACGACGTGTGATCAGCCAATCAACGCCCTTCGCTGGCACTGCACTGCACCAAGCTTGATACCAATCACGATCGCGGCGCAGCAAGTCAGGCGCGCGGCTTTCAATCAGCTCACCTAGCTGCACAATTGCTGCACGTTGGTGGCCTAGATCCTTCCAATAGCGGAACAGATCAATCAGCTGGATCGGCTTGTCGGTCATCAGTCCATGGCGCGTGAATGCTGATCGGGCCACCTAATGGCCCATCGCCCGGCTCTTCGCGATAAATTGGCCGCGGCGTCTCGTCTGGCTGTGTTGCCTGCCAAACCTTGATCGCGTGATCAACCTTTTCGCGGATCAAGACTTTTTTGGCTTGATCGCACGCAATGCAGTGAACACCAGCTGGATCAGGCTGTTTTCTTTCAGCGGCGTCAGTGCGATCACTTCGCTGGCAAAGGCAACGCTAAGCCAAAGCACAGGGTGATTGATGATGGATTCCATGATGCGGGGGCAATCACGCCCAGCTTAGTGCGATTGCTCCAGTGCTCTCAACCTTTTTTCGTGATCATCAAGACGTTCTTTATGATCACTGCGCAATGCGGTGATCTGCTCAAGCACTAGCGTGATGCGTGCATCCATGACGCTGCTGCGTTTGTCTAGTCGCCACAACGCGCCAACGCCTGCAGAAATAATGACGGTTGCGATGCCGGAGAAAATATCCACGCGGCAGATCTCCGGGAGCTGCTTTTATTTTATCGGCCCTGACCGCGTAGCAGTTTGCGCGTGCCACGGGGGCGGCTGTGTTGGCCGTTCCCCTGGCGCGTGCGTTTTGGTTTGGCTTGCTTGTGGTCGGTACGTGCCAGGCCCGTGCGTGATTTAACGGCCATCAGTCTGCTGGTAGTGGTTCATCAGCGGGCAGTGGTTCAGGTAGTCCAAATAATGTACGTAGCTCTTCAACCGTAAGTCCAGCTGCGTTGAGCTTTTCTTCTGTTGTCAAAGGTGCAGGTTCAGGTGG